CTCCCAAAGCGCCGCTATATACAAAAGCATAGAAAGCCACGCCAGGATGACACATAGCCGCCCCCTTCTTGAACCGCTTTCAATGGCCGCACCGGTAAGAAATATAAATAATACACCTAAAATTATTCGATAGCCGAACACATCAGTGTTAAGCCAACCCATTTGCGCAGCACTAAACATCAGGACACTGGCGAAGGTGGCACACATCGCAAACCTGGCACTCAACATCAGAAATGGAACCAGCAAATAAAACTGCAACTCCACGCCCAAAGACCAAGCAGGGGGAAGTAGCGTGAACTGATCCATGCCATTCCACATGTAGTAACTAAGCGGAACAACTGTAAAATTGGCAAGCCAATGTGAAACATTAGGCGGCGCGCTTAGGAAGTAGCTTTCGGCTCCAAACCCCCAGATTGCAGCACCAAACGCTAAGGCTGCAAAATACAAGGGAAAAATCCTGAGCGTTCTATCTTTATAAAACCACAATATCGAGTCAAGCAATTTTTCATGGGGCCTGTGCGCCCAGAGCTTCGCCACCACGTGACCCGCAAGTATGTAGAAAATGACCACCGCCCACACACCTGGATTGAAGCCCTGCACTGTATACGCCATATGACTGACGACAACTAAAGCCGCCAATAAAAACCTTAAAATTCCCATTGCCGCTTCACACCTCTAGCTTGTCAAGATGTTTCAGCGCGGATCATACAGTTACCTTAGAGATTTTGATACAAACTTACAGAAAAGCCTTAGCACCTTCAGTAGACATGCCGCAGGTGGCACCGCTAAAAAAAAGGTGCGACCCAGCGCCTGGATCTGGGTCTTCTTGTCGACTGAAAGCACAATGGCGTTATTTGGAGGGTTGAGGTACAGCCCGCCCACGTCGATTACTTTTTCGGCAAACACCGGATCGTTGCTGGTCTTGAAGGTTCTCAGGCGATGGCGTTTGAAATCGGAGGCGGCCCAGATCTGCCGGACTTGCCAGATTGTCACACAGGCATATCAGGCCATCAGCCGGACGCTCCAGTGGTTGGCTTGCTTGGGCACCCGATGGATCGTCAGGGTCAGGATTTCCTTGATCTTGTCAGCAGCCAACTTCAAGAGCTACCCGCTGCGCGGCAAGTCCTTCAGACCGTCGAGGCCGTTTCCACGTAGCGCTTGCGCCATTTGAACACGGTTGAAGTAATGATCTGCACCTGTTCGCAGATAGCCATGGACGCGACCCCTTCACCGAGCAACAGCAGAATCTGCGCTCGTTGGGCAAGGCTTTGCTCCAACGTCCTCATACGCAGCTAGCTCTTCAAGGTGACGGCATCAGCAGGCTGCAAGGCGAATGGAGCAATTGCTCAAGGCATGCGTAATCACTAGCCCGGGAACATAGGGCGTGCCGTATGGGGTGATAGGTTGGAAAACGAACTAACCGCTCAGGTCGCTAGCCTCGGCCAATAATTACCTACTGGATGAATCTAGCCTGTCTAGGAACTCACGGATATTATTCTGTACAGCCCGATTGATGGACTCTTTAGCGCGGACATGACCGTAAAACGCGTATCCGGGGGGAACCGAGCCCGTCGTAGTGATTGTCTGCTGCAAGAGCGTCGCGCCACTCTTCCTGCTAACAAGTAAATAGCTAGCGGTAGCATCGGTAACCATGGTGAGACCACCTGCCGGTAGGTCAAGCTGCTTGATTTTGACGAAGAGATTCACTTTGTTCACGGAATCATCGTCAAAAACCGAGCGTTTGTTCACCGCTTCGACTAGCGCTCGCTCCCAAAGCAGCGGTATGCCTTCACCGTTAGAAGGAACCTCTCCTGTTTGCTCGGAAGGGGCTGCAAATGATACGGAGACGCTGCGCAAGTCGGCGTCTATCGAGCGTTTTGAAGGCTCGACGTCCTGTAACGAGAAATTGAGGGGTGGGGCGGAAACGCAACCCGTCAGGAGTGACAACAGAACCAGAGCCGGTACAGAGCGAAAGCGCATCAACGTCTTCCCTAGATTGATGGCGTTTGAGTATCGCAAAACCGTACGCATCTGCATACAGAGAATCCCGGTGCTTGCCGGGGATTCGGCTGTGCCGCGTTGCATTGAGCAGGAGACGCTACTATGAAAAAGGTGCTTCTCCGTTCGTATAGGTGCTTCTACGCTGCTTCTCTGGATTTTCTGAGCGCTTGATCTGTTCACGCGACACCTCTTCAGAGGGGTCTGGCTCTGCCTGCATCGAACCGATCCGTATGCAAGGCCGTGTGATCGTCAGGGCTGCCAGTTTTATCCGTCGCGTCACTACCGGCTTATCCGCGTCCAAGCTCCCTTTCAGGCCACCCTGGCAGTGGGTATCTGCACATTCTCCAGGCACAAAAAATCCAATTCAAGGGTCAGGTTCTTTGGATCAGTCCTCAACGTGCTCAGGAATGACAGGATGGGAATAATTTCGCTCGGTCGCTTATTGAGGCCAGACTTGGCCAACCATATTGTCCAATTCCAATCCAGGGACATTCGGCCCAAGGCTGCTTCGGAGATCAACGATGTGGCAGAAGCCAGCCTGTTGCTGGGGCATTCCAAAGAGGGGATCACCGAACGGGTCTACCGCCGCGTGGGAGCCATCGCCAGCCCCACCAAGTGACCGAGTTTTGGAACTCATGCCGAAAAGTTTCAGAACGCTTGGCTTTCTACGCCCAAAGAAAAACCCCGCAGACCAAGATCTGCGGGGCTTTCGAATATGGAGGCCGAGGTCGGAATCGAACCGGCGTAGACGGATTTGCAATCCGACCTAAATTTTCTTATAAATCAGTAGCTTGGACAGTAAATAATTCCGCAACAGTGTGTTTTTGAGGGCCCTACAAGCCTCTAAATTTAATAGGGCAAGACTCAGTTGCGGAATTGATTTTTGAAAGCTCATACCCTTGCACTTGCGCTGTCGCAGTCGATGCTCCGACACCGTCCAGCGTGCTCAAGCTTGACAATCTGCTCGCCTCGACGAGCTCCATCGTGTCAATCAGGTAGCGTCATATTTTAAGCCTTTGGGTCAGATCTCGGGGCGGCTCTACCGCACTACGCTGGGCGCACCTAGCTTGCCTTTTTTGTGTGCCTTATTCGCAATGGCTAAGTAAGAGACGAACAAGATCTGGATGGAAATTCGCAACTCAAGCAAGGTTTGAGCTTCACACTCACATTGAGTAAGCCAACTGCAGCTAGATATTAGAGCTACTGCTTTGAGAGGTTACTTCAAAGCAGAGATCACATAGTCTTATTGAATCACACAAGAATATCTAGCTCGACCGAAGCCGCAATCAAATTTGAAATTTCCGTATAGAGCCTAACATCTTCATCCTCAGATGTAATGGATACTACAAGGCTATATCGAGCTTGACTTTTATATTTTCCAAGATGTTGGCGATATCGCCACCACCCAGACACCGGCGAGATTGCAATTTTATCCCTTGCCGCCAAGTCAATTGCTGGACCGACCCAGACATCACTGTGTATTGAGCCTGCGGAAATGTGCTTTGAGCCGAATGTCCAGTTATTATCACTCTCTGTTTTTGGTGGCTTTTGCTCAAGTTCCTCTAATTTATTTATCCGGTGGCGGAACGCCGATTCAGTTTCTGATTTTCGCTTCAAATCGAATCTAAGTCCGAACGATTGATATCTTGCGGGAATAACTTGAGCCAATTCACCAGGGCTTGGCTCTATAAAGTAAGACAAAGTTACTTTCAGATGAACTATACGATTCTCAAGCCGTTCTAACTCCGCTTTTGGCCAAGGAAGATCGTAGTAGTGGACTTCATTGAAGTGAGGCTCACCGCGCTCTCTCCCTCGCGAGTCGAGATCTTTCTTGAACGGCTGAATATATGTTTCAGATATCAACGCCAAATCATGCTCAGCGGACGCGAGAGCGCGCGCCAACTGCGGCACTCCATATCCGAAATGCCGAGCAAGTAGGATGCGCTCTTTCTTGCTCTTTCCTTGTAGTTTTTCGAGCATGGCAGGTGTCCATTGCGCACTATGGATCATCAGTGCTCGAACTGTTTCTGGCCAGAAATCTGGATGCTTAGCCATGATAGCGGCAGCCATACCCGCAGCTTGGGCCGTAGCGGAGCTGGTAGCCCAAAACTCCTCAATTGGATTTCTTGTAAAGTTTCTACCAGTTGTCAAAATTGATAATGCAGGAACTCCTGAATAAAATTGCTTTCCATCAGGGCTTAAGGCCTTATTACCTGCTTCAAAGACAACCTCGGGTTTGATCGGGCATCGACTATGCTCCCAGTCAACCGACGATCTACTGTACGGACTGTGGTCTCCTGCCTCGGCGAATGTCCTCCACCCCTCATAGCCAGGCTGTCCATCCAGATCAGTTTTATTAGTGAAGCCGCCTACGGCTATGGCATTCCAAGATTGAGCAGGGTCTTCTATTGGATAGTCGTAAAGATCGGCTACGTCTTCTGGATTTGTTGAGTCCGGGATGTTGCCCGCCGAAAGTATAAATAGGCGTCGCGGACCAGAATGACCTTCATCGTCAAAGTCACCAATCATGGTGCCGGAGCACAGCTGGTCGATCGCAGAGCTCCACGTTGTCGGCCGCTCTCCAGAGACATGAGCATTCGACACGGCCATGCAAAATACTCGGTTTCTTGTCGGAGCCTTCGTCTCTGCTAAGCTAACGGCTGCCTGAGTGATAACTCCATAACTTTCCGGGGCATTACGTGTCCAACCGGTGGGTGGTAAGAACTTTACCGACTCTAGCTTATAGGTCAGTTCTAAGTCTCTCTGGTCAGCCAACGCATAGGTCATGTCGCCAAACACTGCCGCTCCCGCCATGTTTGTGCCATGCCCATCATGGTCATCGCACCCCCATTCACTATTTATTGCTTGGCAATCTTCTGGATCTAACACTGGCTGTAATAATGGATGGGCCGAGCTCACGCCGTTATCTAAGATACAAACTGCGGGATGTTCATTGTCAGCAACCCGGATTCGTCCCAGTAAATTATCACCCCAGTCTTGTTGCTCGCCAGGCGTTAACCTAGTGAAGAAGTACGGACTATCGGATGCTTTCCGCAGTTCTTGGATACCACTGGAATTATCCACCAGCATCGATATCTCGACTGCATTTGCATAAACTAGCATGACCTCGATATCAGGAAATTTTAGCGAGTTCTCATTAACTCTGAGCTTAAGCTTTTCCGCTATTCGCCTGACGAGATTGACTTGAGATGATCCGCACCAGCACTCCCACCAAAGATTTTTTGTACTTACTGGAAAGGGGCGAGAATCCGTCCAGAGGCTCTGAATGGATCCAAGTGAAAAATAGTTGAGGGAAGAAAATTTCGAGTCATTCTTCGGCTTTCCTCCTGGAGTTCTCTGCTCGGCATATTCAGCTAGTTTTTGATCAAAAAAAGACACCGAGCCTTCAGGTAGGTACAACGCACCGACAGTCACTCCGTCCTCTTGCAACTTTAGAGCTGACAATCGAATGTTTTGTGTCTTCCAATTAAGGTCGGGCGGGGGCGCACCTGCCTCAATCTCCACATCAATGTAAATAGCGCGTGGAGTTTCGCTAATATCATTGCTAAAATAACCATTTTGTCCTGCGTGAGCTTTGATCGAAAGATCAAACCTTTCACGAAGCCGACCCCCATGGCCCGCCTCTCGCTCACTTGAGGCAGAACTCATATCCATCTGCCGTTTTTTATACAGCTTAGCGGATTTAAATTTCTCAAATCTGCAATGAGGGAGCTCGTACGATGCCATGTTGGAATTTTTCCATAAATCCAAAACCCACGACGCTTAAGCGATTAGCTAGGGTTTAATCCTGATAGGGTATTTTTTAGTGCATGCCTTTGCTGAAGCGCGGTTACAATCTGTTCGGCAGATGCCTGCTTAGCATCGTGCAGAATCAAATCTTTTATAACTTCAGACGCTGCTCGGCTAATTTCAGCTTGACTGAGCCCTGAAGCAGCAGTACCGATCTTGGTCCATGAAATTCTTTGGGGAAGGTAGGCGCTCATACACATTTTGATAACCGCTTTTACGCCCTTAGCATCCGGTAAAGCATATTCGATTACTTCATCAAATCGTCGGAAAAGCGCTTTATCAAGCAGTTCTGGATGATTCGTGGTCGCTACTACTAGGCTGTCAGTGCTATTTGGCTCTTCCAAGAACTGAAGAAAGGAGTTTAAGACGCGGCGCATTTCACCTACATCATTATCGGCATTGCGCCGCCCCCCAATCGCATCAAACTCATCGAAAAGGTATACCGCTCGCACTGTATTGAGATGGTCAAAAATTAATCTCAACTTAGATGCTGTTTCGCCCATGTAACGTGTGATCAGTGTTTCGAGGCGAATGGTAAATAAAGGCAGCTGCAGTTCTCCGGCCAAAACGGAGGCGGTCAACGTTTTGCCTGCGCCAGGGGGCCCCACCAGAAGCAGCCGTGAGCTAGGGGGCATGCCATGAGCTCTGAGCTTATCTCGCTGACGCTGTTGGTGGATTAGCCTCCTCAGCCGGTCGCTTTTTGACTCATCCAGAATCAGATCTTGGAGCTGAGATTTGGGGTAGGCTACAGAGAGAAGGTTTTCCAACTCGCCACGAGGCCTAGAGATTGGAATGGCAACCTGCTCATGGCTAGGCACGTGACGCGATTTGCTCTGCCCACGTTTACGAGCAGTATCAACCAGCGTTTTCAGCTCAGCCGCAACATCACTCCGCCCGCGTCTCGCTTCAGCCGCAGCAACCTGCAAGACGATTGAGAGGAATTGCTCCTCATCACCTTGGTTATGGCTGCTCAGCAGAGCAATGATTTGTTGGGCCGTAGCCATTTGAGCGATTTCCCTGTCCCGTTAGCGGGTCACTGCGTTGGATGGCATTCTAGTCCATCCTCCTCGTCAGGCCTACCTACGGCCATCTGATTTCTCACTGAAATGAAGGCACTTCCTACCAGTGGTCAGGCACATGAAAACGTGGGAGCAGCGACCAAGAGCTACAGCGCCAGCTCGCTGCCGAGTCCTTCCGTGCCAACAGCAACTATGAAAAGCTTGTACACGTGATGAATCGACTGCGCACCTCGCACGCGATCGCTATCTCAAGATGGTTTGTGGACTGAGACCTACTGCAAAGGCAGCGTAGGGGTCCCGCCATGCAGGTGGTAGTCGGTCGCGGCCTTCATGTGCGCCTCATAGATCAGGCGCAGCCGGTCGACCGTGGCCGCTGACTCTCCGCGCTCCTTCGCCTCCAGGTAGTCCCGATGGGCGTCCCTGGCCTGAAGGTACAGCGGGTGGTCTGGCATCACGACTTCACGGTTCACGGCGGCGGACCCTTCCTGTTGGTCAACGCAGTATAGGAGGCCTCGCAGGCCAGGCCAGCTATTCGGGCCCGGTCATACGCTTTCGCCAGCTCTCCCGCTCGAGCATCAGCCCGTGCGAGCAGGTCGGAGAGCACCATGGCGGCGCGGGTGGCTGCCTGGCCTCGAGCGATAGCGGCGGGATCCACGCTGGGGCAACTGACAGCGGCGGCGAGCTGGGCGGCGGCGTGCTGCAACCGCTGGCCAGCAGCATCGGCGTCAGCAGCAGCAGCCTCAGCCACTTGGGTGTGTTCGTGTGCATGGGTTCTTGCCTCTTCCTGCGCCTGAGCGCGTCGTTGTTCTTCTTCGCGGGCATCGCGCTGGCCCAGGGCCTCGGCCTGCCATTCGCCACTGTCGCGCTGCGCCGATGCAGTCAGGCTCAGGCTACGCTCCACCGATCGACCGTGCTGGTAGGCTCCCCAATACGACGCCAGTACCAGGGCCAGCAAGCCAAGCCGCGCCAGCCAGGTCACTGCAGCACCTTCAGCGCAGCCTCGTAGAACGCCTGACGTTCCTCCAGGCCGTTGGTGCCGCCATTGATCCGCTTGGTGATGGTCACGAAAGCCCCCTTGTCGGCCAGGCTATTCAGCCCTTCCTTGTGCCAGAACCAGGCCGCCGAGTTCGCCGCATGCTCTGGCTGCTCGAGCAGTTCGGGGTGGTTGAGCAGATCCAGGCCCAGGGCCTCACCGCAGCGCGCGTGGTTGTCGCGCCCAGTGATCTGGATCAGGCCATGTCCGCGATACTTCTGCCCGTCGCCGTCGGCCTCGGGCGTGTTGCCCAGGCGCGCGGCCAGGGGACCGGTGTCGTACTTGGACAGGTACTTGTCACTGCCCAGCTCGCGCACATAGCGGAACTGCCCGGACTCGTGCCCGACCTGGGCCAGGAAGGCCGCGCGGCGCAGTCTGGTGACGATGCCCCATTTGCCCATGGCCGCATTGAGCGCAGGAACAAAAACGCCGGCGTTGCGGCCGGCGTTGGGGAAAATCTGCTGTAGCTGTCGAACGGTGATGGTCATCTTGCTTCTCCAGATAGGGGGCATGGCCCCGCGTTACACCTGCACCACACGAAGCGGCTTGTTGGTTTTCTTGGTCTTCTTGCCTTTGGCTTTCGCCTTGCCTTTCTTGCCGCCGTTGCACTCCACAGTCGTGGTCCACCCGGACTGGGTGAACACTTGATCGACTCCATCCACCAGGTACTCGCCGTCCAAGCCAGGCTTGAAGCCCTGGGCGTTGATCGAGCGTTCGGCGAACAGATCAGTGCGTCCAGGCATCTCGAGGCGCACGCCGGCGGTGCTGCGGTTGAACGCTGCCAAGCGCGCCTTTGCGGCCTGCTGGGCAGCGGTCTTGTTGGGGTAGACGTGCCGATCGGTATGCACCGGCGGCAGGCTGTCCGGGGCGTCGTCGTTGCCCAGCTCGACCACCTGCAGCTTTCCAGTCTTCTGGTCTTGGTGCTGGGTCTTCACCGCCTTCTGCGTGCTGCGGTCCCCAAGCCGGAATTGGTACCGGTTTACGTCGGTCTTGTTGATCGTCACCACCGACATGGCCTTGCCGGTGGTGCTCTGCCCGCCTTGACGCGGCATGACCAGCAGCTTGCCTTCGGCCACCTTGGCGGTGCAGTCGTATTGCTTGGCCAGACGGGTGATGAAGTTAAAATCGGACTCGTTGCGCTGGTCGACGCGCTCGACCTTGGTGGCCACCGAACACACCGGCTCCCAGCCGTTGCGCTTGGCGATGTCGCCAACGATCTGCGACAACGGCACGCCCTCCCAGCTGCCGCTGCGCACGGTCTTTCCGCTGCCGCGCATGTCGCTGGCTTTGCCCCGCACGACGATGGTGTCAGGCGGGCCGGTCAGCTCGACCTCGTCGACCGTGTAGGCGCCCAGCCGGGTCAGGGCCTGGCCTTCGTAGCCCATCAGGACTGCGACCTGGCTCCCGCGCGCGGGCAGCGCCACGGCTTGATCGCGGTCGTCAATGCGCAGCTCGAACTCGTCCGACTCCATGCCAGGCTTGTCCGAGGTGCGCAGCATCAGCAGCCGATCGTTGATCAGCGCCGTGATGTCGTTGCCGTCAGCGATGATCTGATAGGTAGGTTTCATATGAGGCTCCAGAAACAGCAAACCCCGCACGGGGCGGGGTTCGTGACGCGTAACGCTGCCTTAGCCGAACAGCTGCAGCAGCTCGACGGCAGGTGCCGCCAGGTCAGGTAGGTGGATGAGCAGACCGGCGCGGTACGGCTGCGCCTGCCTGGCCAGGTCCGGGTTGGCCTCCAGCACCGCCTCGACGGTGCCATTGAGGTGCCCGTAATACTGCTGGCAGAGCACGTCCAGCAGATCCCCGTCAGACGTTCTGCAGGTCGTTGCCATAGCTCACAAACTCCAAGGTAAAGCCCTGCTTACGCGGGATGCCGCCGGCGAGCAGATTGCTCTGCTCTTCCTCGACGCTGACCAGGCACCAGTCGCCCAGCACCTCGCCATAGCCGGTGACCAGGTTCAGCGGCCGCAGGCCTCGCCCGATCGTGCGCAGGGTGTTGAGTTGTTTCAGCCCGCCCTTGTGGTGAGGGAAGATCGCGCCCTTGAGGGTGATCTTCTCTTCGCCCAGGCCGACCGCCTGCTGGGCCACGCTCCGGCGCAGCCGCTCCTGGCCAGCCCAGCGAAAGGACGCCTGCCGGCGCAGCTCGTCGAACGCGGCCGTGTCGAGGTTGAAGTAGTACGGTTGCACGTTGGGGTCGTGCGTCTGGATGATCAGCAGGTGCGGATACGGCGCCACGGCCTGGGGCTTCGGGGTTGCCGAGGCTGCCAGGCTGCTGGACGGCAAGACGCTGGCCAGCGCAGGGCTGGTCTTGCCGGCGAACTGGATCACCTTCGCCGAGACCTTGCTGGCCATCTGCTTGAAGGCTCCCAGCCGCTCCTGCACCTGGGCAGCCCCGGACACGACACGGTTGTACGTCGACGCCACCTGGCCGACTCGCGCCTGGGCCATGTTGATGGTGCGCATCATCCGGCCCAGCTTTTCACTAGCACCCGACGGCAGAAACGGGATGTTCTGCAAGTCCGTGGCCGCGCCGGTGATGTTGACCACGGCAGTATTGAGCGGAGCCAGCATGCCGTCCGCACTCTTGCGGCCGGCCTCCCCTGCCGCCACCAGGCCCGACAGTGACGCCTCCAATTGCTGCATGTACGCCATAGCGGTTCCTTAGACGTGGGGTTGATCGAACAGCTGGGCCGAGGCCATACGCGAGGCCGCCTCGCGGCTCCAGGACTCGAACAATTGCCTCAGTGGGCCTTCCATCTCACGCAGCAGCTGCGCCGGGTCTTTCACGTCGCCCTGCACGTCGAGCTTGATGCTCGGCGAGAAAGAGAACGCTTGGTCGACCTTCGGCGCCGGCGGCGGCGTCGCTGCCTTGGCGGGAGAGGCGTCGGGCAGTTTCGCCGGCGGCGCTGCGCTCTTGCTCATGTCGCGCACCAGGTCGCCCAGTCCGGCAGGCGGTTGAGGTCTGACGGGATCTGCGCCGGGGAAGCGCACCGCACTGGCTGCAGGTACCGGCACCACGAAGGGGGCTTTGGCCGGTGCCAGTGCAGGTGCCGCCGGCGCAGGCTTGGCCTTGATCGTCTCGCCCAGCTTTGGCGTCGCACCATGCTGCACGCCTGTCGCCGCTTCGGCCTTGGCTCGCGCCGCCTGCTCGGCTTCGTACTTCTCCCGGTAACCCGGAGGCACCAGATCAGTGCCAGGGAAGCGCACTCGCCCAGCCGTCAGTGCCGGCACCACGAAGGGATCTTCGCCGCCTGGGCCGTACTGCACGCCCGACGCCGCCCCGGCCTTGGCTTGCGCCGCCTGGGCTTGCTCTGCTTCGTACTTCTCCCGGTAACCCGGAGGCACCAGGTCAGCACCATGGAAGCGCACCCGCCCGGCCGCGAGTGCCGGCACCAGAAACGCGTCCTCAGAATCAGGGTCGCGCGGGTCATACGACACAGCCCGTGCCGGCGGCGCAGGCTGCGCCTTGATCTCTCGATCGGCAGGCGGCGTGACGGGTAACGTTGCTGCAGGCGTGGTAGATGGCTTCGCCTTCGCGTCTTCTGTCTTGGCGTCCTCTGCCTTGGCCTCTTCCGCGTCCTCGCCAAACAGACGCTTACCCAGCCAGCCGCCTGCCGACTCGCCACCAAGCCCACCGAGGAACGCGCCGACCAAACCGCCGACCGCTGTACCGATCACCGGAACCACGGACCCGATCGCCGCGCCTGCAGCAGCACCGGCAAGCGTGCCCGCCATGCCACCAGCAGCACCGCCGTAGCCTTCGGCCTTCTCGTCCTGGGTCTTGGCATTCATCGCCACGTCCAGGACCGTAGCGCCGCCATCGATCAGCTTGGCGCCTGGCACGAACTTGCCCAGGCGTGTGACGCCGCGTAGCGCACGGGCGGCCTTGCCCAGCTTCGACGCGCCGGTGAGGGCTGACGGCGCTGCAGGTGGCACGGCTGGAATCTGCGGCTTGGGCACAGGCACCGTGGTCGACAGCTTGGCCTTGGCAGCAGGCCCACCAGCACCGCCCTGTCGCGCGGCGCGGCGGCGCTCCCGGCGCCGTGTCCGCCGACTGCCCTTTGGACCGCCTGCAGGGCCGTTATTAGCGACCCGACTGCCAATCCCACCGATGGCATCGGCATTGACCACGAACACGCGCTGCGGGTCGTTGGCGGCCTCTGCGGCCTCAGTCGAGGCGCCCGGTGCGAATACCTTGCCCAGCAGGCCCAGCCCGGTGTCCAGCACCTTGCTGCCGGTCTTGGGCAGGTTGATAGGCGGCCGCGCGGCCCGGTTGCCCCGACCGGCCATGCCTTCCAGGCTGCGGCCGAGCGCGATGTTGAGTACCCCGCGCCCGATCTTCAACGCACTGCGCGCCGTCACGAAGGCCATCACGGCCGCCGTGACGCCGGCAATGCCCATGACCAGCGGCTGGAAGTCGTCGGCCAAGGCGGTGACCTTGCGCGCGACCAGGGTCAGTCCCTTGGCCGCCAGGTCAGTGGCCGGGCGGATGGCATCGCCAATGCTGCGCATCGAGTCGTCGGCCGCCTGGCGCAGTTCGTCCCACTGCTGTTTCGAGGTCTCGCGGCGCTCGGCCAGGTTCTTGTCGAGGATGCCCGAGGCCTTGCGCGAGTCGGCCTTGAGTTCTTCGTAAAGTCCGCGGTTCTGCCCGTAGGCGGTGAGCGCAGCCTTGACCTGCATGTCGGCGAAGATGTCGCCGGTACGCAAGGTGCGCTCCAGCGCTTCGAGCGCGGCCTTGGCCTTCTCCGGGTCGGCCTCCTTGTCGATGTTGGCCTTGGCCTCTTCGATCTTCTTGGCCTTGGCAGGATCGGTCGCCTGGACGTACTTCATGGCCAGGGCCATGGACGACTCGATGACGTTCATGCCCTTCTGCAGGCCAGTGTTGAGCGAGGCCTGATAGTCGATGCCGGCGTCCTTGTACGCCTTGACCACGTCGCCGGCGCCGATCTTCTCCATCCAGTTCTTGAAGTTGTTCGCCGCCTCGTCCGAACTGCCGGCGGTCTTCATCTGCACCTGCAGCATTGAGCCGAGCGAGGTCACCGCATCCAGCCCGGTGATGCCGTTCTTCTCCATGCCGGCGAGCAGCTGCGGGAACCACTTGGCCATGTCGTTGGCCTCGAAGCTACCCGCCTGGCCTTGGTAGGCGATCGCCTCCAGGGCCTGCTGCATGACCTTGGGGTCGCTGATCTTGGCGTTCTGCTCGAGCGCCTGAATCATCGACGCCGTGTCGACGCCCGAGGCGCCCTGGCCCACGGCGAACTTGGCCGCTACCGGGGCATAGGACATAGCCTTGTCCAGGTCCATGCCGGCGCCGACCAGCTGGTTGACCAGGTCGGCCACGTCGTTGCGCGACATGCCGGTGTCCTTGGCCGTGTCGATCACGGTGCGGCTTAGCTGCTGTTCCTCGGGCTTGTTGGCGATGTCGGCCTTGATGGCGATGTCGCGGATGATGGCCTGATAATTCGCGCTGATCGTCGTCGGTACCGCAGCCAGGCCGGTGGCGACCACGGCCTGGCCGATGTTGGACTTGAGCGCGGTCTTGCCCGCCTGCAGCTGCTGGTGACCCTTGAGCTGCAGGTCGGCCGCCCTCGCCTCACGGCCCAGGCGTTGGTACTCGCGGCCCAGCCGGCCGACCTCGATCCCCTGCCTGCGCAGCGCATCCAGATTGCCGTCCAGTTTCTTCTGCAGCTTGTCGGCATTGGCCGAACCGCTGTCGTGCGCGCGCTTCCACTCCTCGCGCAGCTTGATGGTCTCGCCGATGGTGCTCTTGAGCACCTTGGCCTTGTTGCCCTTGGCCTCGAGCTTCTGGATGCCGTTTTCGACCGTCCTGAACGCGGCGCCGACCGACGAGGCGACCGCGCCGCCGATCACCAGCGATAACGCTACCCTGCCCGCCATGGATACCTCCCCTGCCCGCTCAGTCCGTGAGCCACCAAACCATGTCGGCATACGACATGGTCATGATTTCTTGCGCGGAAAAATGCAGCTCGGACGCCAGGCGCCTGGCCGCATGCTTCAACGTCTGCGGGTTACAGTTCGTCTTCTCGCACCAGAAAGTTGTACCCGGTGGCCAGGCGGTTGTAGTCCTTGTAGGTCAGCCCTTCCAGATCCTTCACCCCCACCTCGGACAGGGAGGCGAACAGGTTCAGCTCGCGCTGCTCATCGTCGTCACCGCCGGTCTGCGTGGAGGCGCGCACGTCGCGCACGGTAGGCGAGCGCATGGTGATGGTCTGCACGTTCACGCCGTTGACCGCGCTCGGCTTGGTCAGGGTGACGGTGACGCTGTCGGCGCTCAGGTTCAGGTACTTCGGTACTGGTTTGCTCATGGGGTGGTGTCCTTGGGAAATAGTCGAGAGGCGGCCCAGGTGTCATGGGCCGCTAAGGAATCAGGGATTGGCCTTACAGGCCGAGGTCGGAGCGCTGGCTGGCCAGCTGGTCGGTGCCGTTGATCACGCGCTTCATGCCGCTCGGATCGATCTCGTAGATCAGCTCGCCGCCGACCTCGAGCTTGTAGTAGGTGACGGCGATGCCATGCTTGACCTCGGCCTTGTCGCCGGCCTTCCAGTCGCCCATGTCCAGTTCCTTGAGCAGGCCGCGCAGGGTGACGACGACTGCCTTGGTCGCGCCGCGTTGGCCCTTGAACGAGCCACGGAACGTGCCGTTGAAGGCGTTACCGTCGGCCAGGCCGAAGAACTTCAGCGACTCCTTGCGCACGCCGGTGGTGGTGAAGTTGGCTTCCATCTTCTCCATGCCCATGTCCAGCTCGATGCCGATGTCCATGCCACCGGCACGGTGCTCCTCGGTCTTGAGCGTGAGCTTGGGCAGGGTCAGGCTGGGCACGTCGCCCTGAAAGCTGACGCCGTCGACGAACAGGTTGGTGTTCGCCAGGGTTTCGGGAATCAATGCCATGCGGGGCGCTCCTTAAGCGGCTTTGTCCAGGACTTCGGTGAGCCACTGGTTGGTCACCTCGACTTGGAAAGTGGGGTTCTCGGCCGGCGGAACGTCGGTGAAACGGATGTTCCAGTACACCTTGCCCTGCTCGAGCTGGGTCGCGGTGTTCAGCACGGGATCTGCGTACACCTCGAAGTTGATGATCGCGCCCTGATTCTTGAGGTCGCGCATGAACGCCTGCAGGCCCTCGGTCACGTCCTTGACGTAGGTCGCGGTAATGCCTCGGTCTACCGCCCAGCGGTGGCCGTACAGGATCGCGTCCATGACCATGTCCATGGTGCGCACGCGAGTGACGAAGGCCCACTTGGGATCGCTCGACAGCGTGCGGTTGCCCCACAGGCGGTAGCCGTCCTCGCGGATGATGGTCGTGATGTTGGCGTTGTTCAGCAGGTTGGCCCGGCAGGTCTCGTCGCCGTCCAGGAACTCGACCGAACGAGTGGTACCGGTGATGCCGACGAACTCCTTGTTGGACGGCGAGGCCCAGAAGCCGTATTCGGCATCGGTCCAGGCGAACAGGCCAGCGGCATAGGCAGAACCCGGCGCGTCGACCGTGGCGTTCTTGGTGGTGTCCCAGTACTGCACGCCAGGGTCGACCATGAACACGCGCTTGGAACCGAAGTTCTTGGCGTAAGCCATGGCGGCCTCGTCCGTGGTGCCCGGCCCATCGATGATGGCGACCGCGCGCAGCTTGCTGGCCAGTGCATCCATGGCCGTGGCCACCGCCAGGGTCGCGCTGTGCTTGGGCGCGATCAGCAGGCGCGGCTGGGCGTTGAAGCGGCTCTTGCCGTCCAGCAGCGCCTGCAGACCGCTACGCTTGCCGCTGGCCAGCACACCGCCAATGATGGCCGAGGTTTGCGCGGCCGCATCGGCGCCCTTGGCCACGCCGCAGGCGACGATCACCGCCTTGGCCCGGACGAAGATCGCCTGACAGGCCTTGGTGATGGCCGCGTCTGCACCCCAGGCGGCGATCGCCTCGCGGTCGTTGGTGATCAGCAGCAGATCGCCGGCGGCCGCAGTCGGTGTGCTCGAGGCGCCAGGGCCTGGGGTGAAAGTGTCGACCAGACCGATGATCGAAGAAGACGGCAGCGCAACGCTGCGCGCCCCGGTGTCGACGTTCGAGACCGTAACGCCGTGAAAGAATCGAGCCATGTGTGCTCCAGGCAAGGCAAGGGCCGCGCGTGGCGGCCCTGCAGAAACGAAAACGCCCCAACAGGTGGGGCGCTCAAGGGGTGACGGTGTATCCGCTTGGGATCGCGTCAGTCGTTGCCGAGGCCAGCCACGCTCGCATTGATCTTGGCAATGGCCTGATCGGCGACCGCCTCTGCCTCGTCATGGTTGACCGCCTTGAGCGCCGCCTGCTTGCCCGCCAGACGCGCCGTGCGTACGGCGTACAGAGCAGTTTTCCAGGCAGCGGCTTTAGCCAGGATGTCCTCGGCGGCCTCTTGCGAGGATAGGCCGGCCGCGTCAGCCCAGGCCTGCACCGAAGCCGGCGCCTCGCCGGCGAACTCAGCCGCCTGGAAGGCTTTGGCCTCCTGCTCGGCCAGCTGGTACTCGAGCACACGCAGCGAGTTACCCACGACCGCGATACGCGCATTGTCGGCGGCTTCATCGACCTGCTGGGCTGCATACAGGCAAGCCGCGCCCAGAGGCAGTGCGGAGAAGGCAAAGCCGGTGTAGTTGTTGCCGTCGAACGAGATGTTCAAAGAGTTCTTACGCATGGTGACCTCGAATTTGAAAGGGTTAGAGTCGGGAGATGTTGGTGGTCAGCCAAGGGATGGTGCTGGGGTCTTTGCCCGCTGCTACCCCGTTGACCATCGAACCCTCAAGTGCTGCCGGAATCGTGCAGTTGATCGCACCCAGCGATACGCAGGGGATGCCCGAACCAATGAATTTGCCGGTGAATGTTCCGCGCAAAGCGAACACAACGTTGTAGAGCTTCACCGGCAAGAGACCGGGCGCTTTACTGCCGCCGCCATAGATCATTGCGTAGTAGTTATCCTGCGCTGCCGACAAGCCGCCGGCCGAGTCGGGCAGAGAAATGGTCATGTCCGCGAAGTCGACTGCGCCGCCCCGATCTACCTGGAAGCCGCCAAATTTCTTCATGCCGTTGGTGTTGAGGTACTCGTTCAGAGTGAGCTTGCGGCTGTTGGAGTTGCCGTTATCGCCCCGAATCATGATGCGGCGACTTTTCACCGAGGCCGTTACATCCAGGGTGTAGTTCTCCACCAGAATGATGTCGGCCACCCCACCGTCCGGCGTCGCGTTGATGGCTCGATCGATGGTCTTGAAGGGTGAATCCACGTTGCCCAGTGCACTGTCATCGCCGATCAGCTGGTTGACGAAGAAAATGCGCGAGATAGACGGCGCAGCAGCGACTGCATCTGCGATGGCCCGCGCGCTCGAGGACTTGAAGCTGTTGAAGTAGTCGATCAACGAGGTGACTTTGCTGGTCAGGCCTGCGATTTCAGTTTCGAGACTCATGGATGCTTATGCTCCGTTGATGTGTTGTGTAAGTTGGGTTTGGGTTGAAACAACAGCTTGCGCAGCGGCGATACCCATACTGCGCAGTCCTTCGTGGTCGACCTCATGGCGGCGCTCTGCCGCCTCAAGACGCGTATCGCGGCCCACGGCCTGCTCGCTGATAAGCTGCAGCTGCCGACTCAGCAGAGCGATCTGATCTTCCAGGGCAAGACTGCGTAGCTGCGCAGCCAGTACCGCCTCAACAGCACGCACGCTGACTGCCAGCACCCCCTCTTGGTCAAGGGCATGCCGGTACTCAGCGCTGCTCAGCCGATCGGCCAGGCTCTCCACTTCACGCGCCGTTTGCTCGCTGGTGTTCTGCTGCAGGCGAATCAGGGAGCCGACTTGATCTTCCAGCTGCAGGCCACGCAGCTGCTCACTGATCAGGGCATTGGCCATGGCTGCAAGAGGCGCCGCAAGCGTCAAGTTAAGGCCGGCTGCGCTGCTGACGATGGTCACGCTGTCTGCCGGCAGCGCCGACAAAGACAGGTCGTAGGCCAGCAGCAGGTCGGTGCCTGCCGCTTTGTAGGTCAGGATCTCGGTCGGGTGCGACCACACCGCGAGCAGCGTGCCGTCAGCCAGTACAAAGCCGATCTCCCGCACCCAGAACTCCGCATCGCCGTCAGCCAGCGCAGTCAGGTGAATGAGTGTGTCGCTCAGCCGTTCGCCTCCGGCGACCGGGTACTTGGCCACCTGGGCGCGCAGGCTTTTCTGTGAGTTGCTGGGGGTGTAGCCGGCGGTACCGAGCACGACGTGGGTAATCTGCGCGGACAGCCCGGTATTGGTCTGATTCCAGACCGCCCCCAAGCCGGCCTTGGTGATCACAGGTTGCAACGGGGTACTCATAAAACAGCCTCCATCGTGCCGCGCACGACGATACGGGCGCGGGCCGCATTGGCGACCTGCACGCTTGCCTGAACATGGATCGGTACGCCTAGCGCCTCGGCAAAGCCTCGAGACACCATGCGCGCTTGGGTTGCGTTGGCCCATTGCAGGGCCTGGGCCGACGCCGGCAGCGGTACGGCCGTCGCTTCCAGGGTCGTGCGGTGCAGCGCCTGCCCTTGCGTGGCGTTGGCCAGCTGCAGGGTCTGCGCCGAGGGATCAAGTGGCACCGGCTGCGCCTCGGCCGTGCGCCGGCAAACGCTCCAGGCCTGGCTTGCACTGGCAGCCAGCAGACCACCGTCGAAGCGTGCCCCGAGCCGGAAGGTGTAGTGACTGCGCTCGTTCTTCGCCGCGTCAACCAGGGCGCGTAGCCGCTGCTCGAGCTGCGGCGAAATGATCGTGCCTTCACCGCCTCGGTTCTCGTTGGCCCAGGCCGTGACCTGGAAGGTGTACGGCACCCCGTTTGGGATCTCCCGCCAGTCCTTGAGATCGGCGTTGACGTTCACCGCCCGCAGTACCCGGCGGATAGCACCGACCGTGCCCTTGGTCTTGTGGATCGGTATCGCCTGACGGATCAGGGCGCGCTGCTGATCCTCGGTATTGGCCGCCTCCCAGCCCTCGACCTTCATCGCCCAGCCAAGCCAGGGCAGGAAGTTCGGCGGACAGCGCGCCGAGTCCGCGACCCCACGGATGATGTCGGGGTCGACGTTCTGGTCGCAGGCCACTTCCAGCGCGCGCTCGAGCTGGGTCGCATTGGGCGGTAGCAGGCTCACGTCACCACCTTCGTATCCAGCGCGATGCCGGTGCAGTTGGGGTAGTGACGCTTATCGCTCAGCACGTCGCCCTTGGGCTGGACCAGGTCGACGCGCTGCACCCCGCTGACGTGCAGCGCGGCGTAGATGGCCGACAACGACAGTTCGCCTTCCAGATCCCGCGCCTTGGCAATGGCCGCGTCCAGGCTGGCTTGTGCAGCCTTCTTGACCACGGCAGGCTCCGGGCCGCTGTCCAGCTCGAGCGTGGCCACCACCTTGAAGTCCACCGGCTGGCCCAGCTGGGCACGCGGTCGATCGGTGAGCGGTCGCACCGTCTCGGCAGACAGCGCAGCCTGCACCAGGTCCACCAGCGCTTGCGGCTTCTCCTGACTGTCCAGCCGTGGCAGTACAGCCAGGGACACGTCGCCGGGCAGCGGGTTGGCCAGGCCTGCGTCGTAATCGCAGACCAGGACGATGGCCCCGGCCGGCAACTGCGCGCGCACAGCCTCCGGTACCGCGACCCCGACAAAGGTCGGCGAGTCCACCGACACGCTGCCCACGCTCGCCGAGGCACTGAGGCCGTGGTACTCGTAGGCACCGCGACTGCCGGCAACGGACAGGGCCTCGAGCGACAGCCGGGTGCGGTAGCGCAGTGGCTCGTCCTTTTCCATGACGGCCTCGACCGGCGGCACTGCGTCAGGATCGGCCGGCACCAGGGTCAGGCGCGTGACCTCGTAGTCGGCAGCGCGGTTGTCCAGGTCGGCGCCCTTGGCATAAGCCAGCAGGCTCGACTTGGCCGCATCGTTGGTGCGCGCCCGGCCGAGCATCTTCTGGTAGGCCGCGACCTCGAGCAGCTTCACGACCGGATCAGATTCGAGCAGCGCCGTCCATTGATCGCCCATCTGCTCGCGAAAGTTGTCGAGCACTTCCTGATACAGCGCTTCGTACTCGAGCGTTTCCACCACGTCCGGTGGTGGCAGTAGAGAAAGATCGATCATGCACTGACCTCCACGACCAGGGCGTTGCCCAGGTATTCGCCGCTTAGGCACAGGCCGATCTGTCCGTCGATCACCGAGACCACCTGGACCCGCTCGAGCTTAATGCGCGGCTCCCAGCGGCCCAGTGAGCGGGCAACCTCGGCCTGCACGGCACTTTTCCAACCGTCGTTGACCGGCATGTCGACGTAGCGGCGCAAGGTGCTGCCGTAAGCCGGACGCATGCGCCGACTCCCTACCGGGGTCGTCAGGATGTCGCCGATGGACTGCTTGAGGTGGTCAACCCCGGACAGCGACAGCCCCGTGTTGCGGTCGACGCCGATCATGGGGTCAGCCCTCGCGCACCAGGTCCGAATGCGCCTGCAGGAAGGCCATGGCCTCGGCGTCGTCCTCGGCAACGCTCACTAGGTGAGCACGCACGGGCAATTCGCGCATGCTGTCCGGCAGGATCAGCACGCGAGAGGTGAAAACAGTGTCGCGGAACGTCACCTGCGCCGGTGCGGGGGCCGGTGCCGGTGCGGTTTCGGTGGTGGTAACTGGATCTTCTGCAGCAGTAGTCTTTTTCGTGGCCATGTGTGGCTCCAATGAAAAGGCCCGCACGCGGCGGGCCTTGGAAGAGGTTGATGTGGGGTGATCGTGTTACGCGAGCGCCTGCCGGACCTCAGCCACCAGGGCCTCGGCGTCAACGCTGCCCTGGACTGCCAGATTCACCGTCACATGGCGTGCCGGGGCCTGGATGTAATGGCCACTGCTCAATGCCCGGCACAGGCCGTCGGCAATGACCTCGGGGTCGTTGTCACCGGCCAGCAGCCGGCACCAGAAGTTGCGCATGCGGTGCTGATCAAACTGCCCGGTGATCTGGTGATCGACCATGGTGGCCACCGTTTCGCTGTCGACCCCGTTGATAGGTCCGCGTGTCTTGCTGTCAGCCATGCCTGCCTCAATGCTTGTGGTTGGGGGTGTTGCCAGCGGTATCGATGATCCTTGCACCGCCGAAGATGTCGCCCGTTACGCGTAACGCGCCGTCGACTTGAACGTCGCCCTGCAGGGTGATGCTCGGTGCCTTGACCGTGACCGCCTGGGCCTCGACCGATGCCGTCGCGGTCTTGGCGGTGATGGTGTCGTCGGTGATCACCGCCGTACTGCTGCCGACCTTGGTGGTGACCGTGCCGCTGGGCAGCGTGATGGTGTAGCTCTTGGCCTGCCAGTCGTAGACCAGCGAACCGCCATCGTCGAAGCGCCATACCTCGACGTGGTCGCGGTTGTCCGGCTGCGGGCCGGCGTTGCCGTACAGTCCTGGCACAAACGTGCCCTGCGCCGGCTCGCCGCTTGGACTGACCAGCGCACCCTGCTCGCCCAGGCTTGGTGCTCGCCAGTGCCGTGCCTTGCCGGCGGCCAGGGCATGCCAACGCACCCAGGCACTGGTCCAGTCGCCACCGTCTGACACGCGCACCTTGCCGGCCGCCAGGTCCACCCCCACGACGTAGCAGGGGATCACCAGGCCTGCCAGCATGCGATCGGCCTGGGCCGCCGCGTAGCTCATGCCAGACTCTCCGGCGCCTGATAGTGGCCTTCGTGGCTCGGCCCGGACTGGGGATCGAAAGCGAAGACCAGCGACCCCGGCGGCTCGTCTGGCCACGGCCATTCGGTGTCGCCTAGGTAGACATCCTGCCGCCACTGCACAGACCAGCCGACGCATTTCAGCAGCTCCGGCGTGATTTCCGACGGCATGGCCTGCACGTCATGGGTCTGGTCGACGAAGTCCAGATCCCAATACTGTCCGTCCAGCAACTTGACCAGCTTGCTGGCCAGGATCGCAGCCTGCAGCGGCGCCTGTTCGCGGATCTCCTCGACCAGTATCAAGGCCTCGAAAGTGGCCACGATGCAGGTGCGGCCGTCGCCGGGGTCCGGCCCAGGGGCCATGCCGGTGATGGCATAGAACAGCGCCGGCAGTTTCATGCCGGCCTCGAGCACCGGATACGCCGCGATGTTCTGCAGCTGCGGCAGCGCCTGGGTCATGGCCTCGGTCATGGCCGTGTGCAACTGGGTCAGCTCGCTAGGTGATGTCTGCTGTTCGCTCATGCTTCACCGTCAGGATCAGGGTTACCCAGCCGGTACCGTCCGGCTCCGGCCGTACCACGGTGTACGCCCCGCCGCCGTCCTCGGGGGCCAGCTCGATGGTCAGAGCCGCCCCCTTGCCCAGGCCGGCCGCGTTGGCTACCGGTAGACTGAACTGGGGTTCGCGCGCCGCCTCGGCGTTGATGCTCGAGGCCAGGCGCTTGCTGCCCAGCTGGGGATCGTGGAAGGGGTTTTCGAAGATGCCCTGCACCGAACGGCCATCGGCAAGCGTGGCTCGATCGCCGACACGTCGCAGAATGGGTCCGTCCAGGCGCCGGGCCGCGCGCTCTCGAAAGCTCGATGCCGTCGCCATCACTGCACGATCAGCACTTCGGCATAGCCGCCGGCGGAATCGCTCAGCAGCTTGCCGTAGGGCTTGGAGCCTTCCGTACCCGGCGCGACCATCGCGCCGTCCTTCACGCTGGCCGCGTTGCCGGCCTTGAGGGACGCGTCAGCCGGGACGTTCCAGGCCCCGGTCGTGCGATAGGTGATGAGCGTGCCCTTGGGGCCGCTTTCCAGCGGCATGACAGCTAGGTCGTTGATGACCTGGGGCACGCCCTTCTCCGATCCGCCGGTCGGCGCCGGCAGGGTGACGGTGTCGCCACTGTTCACATAGTTGGTCGCCATGATTCTCTTTCTCCAGAAACAACAAACCCCGCAGGTGCGGGGTGTTTGGCATTGCGCGCGGCTTACTGGCCGGCGGACTTGTTCAAGCCGCGAGCATCGAGCGCGGACACGCCGGCATCGATGCGGACCTTGGAGGCGATACCGTCGCTGGTGAAGCCTTCCTGCTGGTCGAAATACGGCGTCTCGATGCCGTCCAGGTAAGCCACTTCGATGGTGTCGGCCCCTTGCTTGGCCGCCAGGTAGTAAGCACTCGAGGAATCCGCGTCCAGTCGCGGCTCGGCGATGACCTGGGCGAAGTTGCGGATCGGGTTGTCGATGCCGGCATTGGTTTCGGCGCCCGGTACCGAGGCCGAGCGGATCAGCTGATTGGCTTTGTCTTCCAGGGCCACCGGGCACAGCAGGAAGGCCGGACGGATGTTCAACGGACGCGGCTTGGCGTCCTTGACCACCGTGGCCTGCTGCAGGGCCATCGCAGTCTTGGCCGCGCTCATGGCCTCAATCGACAGCTTGGAAGCGGCGCCGGTGAAGAGGTTCTTGCGCGAGGCATCGAACAGCGGTTTGCCGTCCTTCATCTTGCCGTTTTTGGTCAACAGGTCGTAGACCAGGTCGCCGATGGTGGCCCGAGCCGCCTCACCCATCAGGCGCGGGATCGCGGTCAGCGCATCGAGATCGTCGTTGATGATCGCCTGACGGTTGATGGTGAACAGCTCGCCGTAGGTGGCCAGCTGGATGGTCTCCCCGGTGTCGCCCAGGGTGATGTTCTTGTAATCGGCACCAGGACGCACCTCGCGCAGCGACGAGAACGACCCCAGGCCTACCCGGTTGGCGATCTTGAAGTCGCTCAAGCGGCCTTTCTTGGTCCACAGGTGATACGTCTCTTCGGACTTCTCCCAGCCCGCCAGCAGCGACTTGTAGGCCGCATCGAGCAGGATGTTGCCGAAGTCGCTCAAGCCGTGAGTAAAGGCCAGACCGACCATGTTCATGACGTTGAGCGTCGAGACGCCCACACCGCGCTCGACCAGCGAGGCACGGGCCAGCTCGCGCAAGGTCATGAAGTTGAAGCCGTTGTCGTGCTGCAGCTCGTCCAGGCCGGCCCGTGCGTAGATCGAAGCGCGAACCGAGTCGCCCACCAGGTTGCCGTTGGTGACGTGGCCATGGTGGCGGACGGTGCCGGTTGGGGTCGTACCTTGGCCGATCACCTCGAGCAGCTTGGCGTTGGCCTGCTCGAGTGTGCAGTTGGTGTCGTTCAGGCAGGTATCGCGCAGCGCTTCATGCCCGGTGAAGGGAGTGAAGGCCGCCTGAATGGCGGTACGGCGAGCACCATCAGCCGCCAGGACGCGCGCGGCGATCTGCTCGGCGGTTTCGGTGGGGTTGCCAGGCGTCGGTGCTGGCCCGCCTGCAGGCGGGGTGACCGATCCGCGTGGGGTGAAGAGTTGCTGTGCAGCTGGGGGCATGTTGGTGTAGTCCTTCAGGCGGTTGGAGTTGATCGTGGCGAAGGCTTCGATCGGGTCAAGCAAGGTGTCAGCAAAGCCCAGGGCGACCGCCTCGGCGCCGGTCATCCAGGTTTCGGCCGTCAGCAGCGCCTCGACCTCTTCGACACTCTTGCCGGTCTTGGCGACGTACACCGCCACCATGCCGGTCTCGAACTTGTCGAGGGTTTCGGCGTACTTGCGCATCGCCTCGGCGTCACCGCCCTGGATGCCCCAGGGCTTGTGAACCATCATCATGGCGTTGGCCGGCATGCGGATCTCGTCGCAGGCCATGGCCACCACGCTGCCCATGCTCGCGGCCAGGCCGACCACGGTGCCGATCACCCGTGCCTTGTGGCTCTTGAGCAGGTTGTACATGGCCATGCCTTCGAAGACGGCACCGCCGGGCGAGTTGATGTGCAGGTTGATCTGCGACACGTCGCCCACGGCGCGCAGGTCGTTGGCAAACTGCTGCGCCGAGATTCCCCAGTCGCCAATGTCGCCGAACAGATACACCTCGGCCACGCCGCGTGTGGCAGCGGCCTTGATGGTGTACCAGCTGCTTCCGGGGTTACCCGTCGTCGTCCCGACCGACCCCTGCGGCTCCATCAGCGGCGGGGGCAGGTTCCTTGTTTGCATCTGCATCGGTTTGGTTCTTCCCGTAGATTTGGTGGTAGTAGTCCGAACTCAGGACCAGCTCGGCCGCGCGGTTGGCGGAAATCTCCGCGATCCGCGAGGCCTTGAGTTCGGACGGGTTGCGCTGCCGCGATCGGGCCACCTCGGCCTCGTCGGCAAAGCCTGCCTTGACCAGGATTTCCCAGGCGGTCGCCTCATGCACCGGATTAATCCAAGGCATGACCGGCCCCTGATAGAAGGCGCCGTAGAGCGTCCGCTGGTCCACGTCCGGCGGCACCTTGAGCTGGCCACTCATGACTGCCATGCGAAGGAAGTTGCGATACGTCGGCCGACTCCAGTAGTCGATGAACTCGTGCTGCAGCAGGTCATAGCCCAGCTGGCCCTCGACCAACTCTTGCCGCTGCGCCGAATAGGTGCCGTCGTAACTGCGGGCCACGCTGGAATAGGTGCTGCGCGCACCCGCCGCAACCGCCTTGAGCTGACCGTTACGGAACCCCTCAAGGAACGGGTTGGGCCGGTTGCTCTCGATCGTCCCGACTTCCTCACCGGGCAACAGGTTGTCGATCACCATGCCCGGCGCAAACGGGAAGGTCCGCTGCTCCTGCTTCTGTCCCTGGCCTGGGGGCACATAGTCGTCAGGCGTGCCCTTTTTGATGTACATGGCCAGCGCGGCGCTGATCCGCGCGGCCACACGCTCGCTCTGCTCGTAGTCCTTGATGTCCGCCAGGCGGATTACCACCGAGTGCAGCAGCGGCTGGCCCCGGTTCTGACCAATGCGCTTGCGGTTGGCGATGTGAATCACCCGATCGGCCGGCACGCGCTTGGTGTTGCTCGCCCATTTCTGGCCAATCATGGCTCCCGGATGGCCATCGAGCAGGTGGTAAGCCATCACCCGCCGCCAGTTATCGCGCTCAACGCCCTGGACGATGCCGGCGCTGTAGTCGACGTAGTCGATAGGCAGGTAATCAGGCTCCAGCAGCTCGATGGCGAAGGGCACACCGTGCAGGTGCGTGTAGCCTGGCACCTTGCCCATGAGCATCTGCCCCAAGGCCTCCCCGTCGCGCAACCAGGTGCGGCACACCAGCCGCTCCATCTGCGGGCGCGTCAGCTCGCCAGAGGTCTCAGGGCGCAGCGACCATTCGGCCCACAGCGATTTGATGGCCGCTGCAAACGCTGTATGCACCGTGCCGTCGTAGCGCATGGGGATCGGCTCAACAGCGATGCCAGGCCCGCCGACCACGCGTTCCTCGAGCCGGTCGAACAGACCTGTGACCAGGTCGTGGTCCTCGTCCAACTTTCGGCACTGCTCACGTAGGGATTTCAGCGAGCCGTGCAACGAGCTGTCAGCGTCTTTTGCCTGCTTCTTGGGCTTGTGCGTGCGTGAAGGCTTGGCGGCCTCGAAGGCCAGAATCACGTTGCGGGCACGCATGCGCTCGGCGACTACTCGCGGGAAGAACGGCGCTAAGGCGCGGTCGACCAGGTCACCGATCATTCGAACGTCGCCAGGGAGTGCCCTGGACGCCCCCCGCGCGCTGCAGCAGCGGCGCGGCGCTCCCATTCCAAGCGACCGGCGCGGATCTGCGGCAGCTCGGCCATCGTCACGCGGCGGCCGCCAAACTGCACGTCCTTGCCGCCCTCGAGCAGGTCAATTTCGGCCCGCAGGTAGCGGTCCACCATTTCCTGTGCGGTTAAAGCCATCCGCTGTCTCCTGTATCGATCCAATCGCCAGAAACTGACGGTGGGTCTGGTTGGGGGGATGCCGGGGGATCTGCTACTGGGGCAGGCTCCGGCTCGCTTTCGGGTTCGCTTGGCTGCTCAGCGGCTGTTTCGGCAGCCTCCTCGTCAGCCTCGGGGGAAGGTTCCAGCGGCTGTGCCTGAATCTTGTAGGCCTGCACTGCTGGGTTCTGCAGGGCCAGCACCTCAAGGTCCAAGCCGAACTTCTGCTGACTGATCCGCAGGGCGGCAAGCGCGTACACAAAGCAGTCGAGGGCTTCATTGCGCCGCTTCTTGGCGTCCCAGCGCAACACGCGACGCCCGCGCACGATGACCCATACCTTGCTCTCGCTGGTCAGCTGCTTGAGTTCGTCGTCGTCGCAGATCAAGTCGTCTGCAGGGAAGTGAACAAGCCCAGGTACTGGGCGATCGCCATCAGGCTGCAGCTTGAGGCGGTTGTAGATGACCTCTTTGGCGTTGTCGGTACCGACCTCAGTCAGGTAGGTCTTGGACTTCTTGTCTTTTTTCTTCGGGAACGAGGCGATGGCCTTGCCGTAGGTACTGGCCCCGAATATCGGGATGACCCAGTGCAGACCGTGCTTGCGGCTCTGCTCCCTGACGGTGTCGGAGTGGTGACCACCGGAGTCCCAGCACCACCGCATCACGCCCATGACCGTGCCATCGGCGCGGGTGAACTGCCGGTGCAGCTCCAGCCCGACCTGCCGCAGCAGCTCGATACTGGACGGGTCGCCCGTAAGCACCCGCCGATAGATCAGCCATGACTCTTCGCCAGAGCCAAACGCCCATACTCGCAGCTCGTAGCGGTCGTCCTGGGTATCGATCGATCCCATGAGTACCAGGGCGCGCGCCGGCACCTGCGCCGGGTAGACCTCGCGCCGCTCGCGCAGCTGCTCCCAGCTGACCTTTTCCGTTTCGTCCTCTTCCCACACCTCACCCAGGGTGGTGTTGACGAAGGTTTTCAGTTTGCCGCGGTCTTTGCCGACCTCGACGCGCTCGGCGGCGATCTCCACCCAGGTGGTGAAGGTCGAATAGATGGTCCAGATGTGAAACGTGACCGAGCGCGGCGGCGCGATCGGCTTATCGTCAGCGCGAAACCACGACATGCTGTCGCACGTCCACACGCCGGTCCGGTCGCAGATATAGCGCCCGGTCTTGGCGGCCGCTTCGACCATTTCGTGGTACTCGAACGTGCCACCCTGGCAGTGCTCACACAGGTACCAGGCCGCTACCACCTCGCCGTCCTCGCCCTTGCGCCACTTCAAGCCATACGGCTCATCAGGCCCGCCCCATTTCAGGGTCTGCTCAGCGCCGCAGCACGGGGCCTTGATGTGAAAGCGCATGTACCGCGAAGACTTCTCGGCAGCTCGGCTGACCTGGCAGGCGCCGGCGATACCGGGGGTCGATCCCCTGATCGACTTCTTGTAGGTCGAACCCTCCAGGCGCTTGTCGCCCAGCATCGTCGGCGCGCCTTCACCCTCGATGTCGGGGTCGAACTTCGACAGCTCGTCGTAGACCACCTCGTCGGGGCTTTTCTCGCGGTAGTTTCGGGCGGCCTTGCCACCCAGGCACCACAGCATTTTGCGGTTCTCGAAGCACTTCGAGTCGATGGTGTTATCGCCGTGCTTCTTGCCGTGCCACGGGGCCAGGGCCAGCAGCACCGGCACGTCACGGATCATCGTGTCGACGTGCCGCTTCATCATGCCTTCGGCGTCCGGGTCGGTCGGGCAGTACATGAGCAAGTTGCGTTTCTTGTGCTGAACCTTGTAGCCGTGGTTCGCCATCAGCATCTTGGTGTAGCCGATCCGCGCAGACTTGATAAGGTTGACGATGCGGATCAGGTCATTGCCCATCGCGTTGAGCAGCGCGACCTGGAAGGGCGCAGTGGTCCACCGGCCTTCCTGATAGGACGACTCGGACGACAGGTAAAAATGCTTGTCGGCCCACTCAACGGCCGACAGGGGAGGTTCTTTGTAGAGCGCGGCCAAGCCACGCCTGACCGCTTCACCCAGACTCTTTGTCCAGGGCGGCGACGTACTCATCTAGCAGCTCCGGTATGGTTTCGGCCAGACCGGCCGCTTCGTTACGCGTAACAGCAATCTCCCGCTCGAAGCTCTCCATAAAACGGATCTCGAGGTCGGGGTGTTTGAGCTTCACTTTCTTGGGGATCGTGTCCAGGTAGGAGGCCAGCAGAGCGCACAGCCTGGCCAACATGAACGTGGCGAAAGCGACGGGGACCAGCTCCTTCTCCCCTACCCGATTTTTTCGGGCCTGGGCGTCGGCCTGCTCCTTGGTGAGCCGCCATCGCTCGAAGTCGATCTTGTGTCCGATCAGCGGATCGATGTCGGCAGCACCAGGTTGTTGTTTCCCCGTCTGGTGCTGCAGGCGGTTGTCGAGCACCGAGCGGGTGTCGTAGAAGGATTCGCGGCCGATCTTCGCGACCGGCTCAACCCCCCATTTATCGAAGGCTTGAACGGTGATCCCGAGGCTTTCGGCCATGCTTTTCTTGTTCAGCCAATACGGCTTGCGTGCGATCGTTGATATGGCCATAGACGAAACAACAACCAACCTCTGAAATTGGGTCGTACATAGCGAAGAAGCGGGGCCCGAATTACCCCCTACCCCCGGTACCCTCGGGAGGACCCGTCGAAAATGGTCAAAAATCGACCAAAATCGACAGAATCGACCCTCTCGCCCCTGCAAGCCACGGAATACGTGCCTTCCAGCGTATCGGCCTGGAAACGGTCAGGTTCGAGCGGTCAGGATGGCATCACGCAAGGCGCGATTGAGCACAGTCGGGCCGTGGGCCTTGGCGATGTTCGAGGCGATCTTGAAGAACGGGAAGATCACGCGGTAGGACGGCGCGCTGTCGGTGAACAGGAAGACAGGCTTGGCCGCTTCACCGAAAGCGGTGTCCTTGCGCTCCCATATGCCCTGCTCATCGTTGACCGTGCCGGTGAAATAGCGCCTGGCATTGCCCTTACGCTGGCTGCGCTTGCTGCCAGTGGCATTGGCCTGGAAGCCACTTGCCGACTCAGCCGCACCCAGGCCTGACAGGATGCGAGTCATGGTGCCGCGCGAAACGTTGCCGTACTGGTTGAGCAGGTCGTTGACCGGTACCGCGTACTGCCCAGACTTCATCAGCCCCTTGGCGATCAGCGACTTCTCGAACCGCTTATGCGGCCGCTGTCCGCCCTGGACGGCCTGCTGCAGGTAGGCATCGGCAGGAATGCCCGAGGTCCAAGCATCCTTGAAATAGACCCTGGCCGGGCGGTTCTTGGTGGCCGCCTGCACAAACAAGCTGCGCATCGTGGTCGGCGTAGGCCGGTTGATACGCTGCTTCATCACCTCCAGCATGCCGGCCTTGATCTGCTGGGCCAGCCGGGTTTGGGCAAGGATCTGTGCGAAAGGGATCTGCCGCTTCTGGATGTCTGAGAGTTCGCGAGACAACAGAGCAACATCCATACCCAACTTCAGATCAATCATTGCGCACTCCTCATTGTTCTCTGGTCGAGACTCCGACGCGCTTGGCCAAGAATTGGGTGTAAAGACCTCCGGCGACATCTGCACCAATCACAGCAATGACAATTCCTAGGCCCGCAGCCAGATAAAGATTGCTCCAGAGCGCCATGGCTAACAGCAGCGTAGCCATGCCGAGCAGCCCTGAAGCGAGAAACCGCAGAGCTACCCGTTGCAGAATTTGCCGAAGACTCAGATCAGCACCAGAGGCACGCAACATTTCACCGGAGAGGCCAGCCATGCTCAGCAGCACCAATAGCCACAAGGGCACATCAGCGAGCGCCTGATGCTCGTTGTTCATCTGCATTCCTCAATTTAGGTTGGCTCACATGTCACTGACATCCGCATGAAGCGGGGCGCAAGCGCAGGGCCGAGAACGAAAAAGCCCCGCGCATGGCAGGGCTTGAAGTGGGCACAAAAACCCGGTTCGATGCAGGGTTCTTGGATTCGTCGCGCTGCGTTGACAGCAACAGACGCTGCTATGAAAACAAACTCATTCCGTGCGGAAAAGCTTTTTTTCGCCTCGTTCATATGATCCGCAGCTCTGCCTATGTCCCTAGGGCGAAAGTACCAAGCTTGGTAACCTGCTCCTAACAAGTCGACCAGTGACGCCGGTGCTTTCGAGCAGAAATTGCTGAATGCCGCCATTCGTGAACTGTGGCTGTCTCCAAAAAACACCCACCGAGTAGCTCGAATCCTTCCTGACGGCCTGGTTGATCCGCAGCGCTTGATTTCATCTATCCAAGAAAATTGTCATTCGTCAGACCGGGCAAGTGGCTTATGATCGCGCCAGAATTGACCTCACGTTATTGAACGGTGTTTAATTATGACAACACCGTGACATTACGCCGGACAAGAAAACAAAACATTCCGCAGGAACTTCAGATGCATCCATCACTCGTTTCACCGTTAAATTACACTGAACTCAAACCACAGCGAAGCCCAAGCGATCCGTACGTACTTTGCTGGTGCAGCTCTGGCAAGAAATGGAAATTCTGCCACAAACTTCGTGAATCCGAGCCTGAAATTCATGTAAGAGAATACCAACGCCTAGTGCGTAAGAACTATGATCAGGGCCGATGCCTACATCCCAGCGCTGGGCCTGACACCTGTGCGGCACGTGCGATCAACTCACATACGATTCAAATGAATGGAGGGATAAGCACAATTTCGGAAAAACAGCATGTTTACACTTTCAAGCTGGTTCCATCTATGGATGGCGATATATTTCAACCATGCAAAATTAGTGTACGAAAAGCGTCTACATTTTTAGGCTTTTGCAACAAACACGATACCGCACTTTTCAAACCAATTGAGACACCCACTGTCCTAATCGGCCAGGAAACAGCGTTTTACATGGCTTACAGAGCGATTTCCTATGAATACCATGGAAAACAACGCGCTATAGCGGCAACACCATTCATGGTGCTACAAGACCGCGGCCAGCCGTTCGAAATTCAAGCATACATACAGAATTATGTCCATATCTCAACTCAAGGATACAATACCGGGTTTAGAACACACGAAAAGCTGAAGAAAAATTATGACTCAGCACACCTAAATAAGGAATACAGTAAATTCAAATACTTCGCGATTGAGTTTGATAGCCCCTCTCCCATTGTTGCCTGCGGTGCATTTTGCCCAGAATTCGACATTAATGACGTTCCTTTGCAAGAACTATCAAGAGGAACTATTGACTTCCAAGTAATCGCGTTTAACCTATTAAATCTCAATGGGAAATCGTACGCAGTGTTTGGTTGGCTGGATGATCCTTTTGAGGTGGCAGCAAATTACATTGAGTCGATAAAGAAACACCCACGCAACTTATTATCAGACTTAATAGTGAGAATCAGTTTCCAGAACCTAGAAAATACTTATGTCTCCCCAGCCTGGTGGGATAATTTAGATATTGACCAACAGCAATCTATCTGTGAGCTTTGCAGAACGGGAGTCGGCCCTATTCCTAAGACCGCGGAAAGTCTTCACACTAAAATTTCGCTTTGGCCTCAGAGTGCCACGCAAATTCTGCCGTAGCCTTAAACATCATGCGCTAGTTTGGAAATATTCAAAAATATACTTTCACTTATGATCGGCTCCGGCGCTGCCGATGTGGAAGCAGGGGGCTAACGCCCCCACTTTTGAAGTCTATAATTAGTCGTAACTATGCATAAATTTAACCGCTTTCTGCCGATGAAGTTTTTACATCACTCATGCGGCGTCGCGGACTACGCTTATTGCGCAGTCGATCCAAGCTGTCCCTGATCTGGCCAATTCTCTGGCTTTTCCCTCACTGATCCCGAAGTGCTTACCAACCCGCAGCATGGGCCATTTGGCACCGTAATATAGCCAAATAATCTCGCCCATTTGGAGGTCACGGTGCGAAAGCCTAGCCACGGCATTATCGATTGCGAGCGCCCAGTCGTCAGTGATGCAATAATCCGGACTTACAGAGACTTGCGGCATAGCCTGTTGCATTAGAGCCCACGTCGGCGAAATGCAGGTAGAAACTCCCGCTCCATCCATTCTCCACCACCCCCACTGCTCCAGCAGATACTCGGTGTCACCCAACGGGCGGCCGGCTGGCTTCCGAATCATCATGAATCAATCCCCTGTGTAATTTTTACCGCCCGTCCCCGGGCGGTTCGATTTTTAATACTGCTGCTCTGGATTGCTTATTTTGGCCGGTCTTGTCAGCTTTTCGATTTTTCTCTGAGCCTGCTGCAATTTGAAGCTCAGCTGGGTTATCAACTCGTCAAGTGGAAGCATCAACCTAGCTCCATCAAAAACCCAACCTGAACCACTGCAGTCGGCGCATACCAGCTCATAGAGCACGCCCGTTACGACCGCCCTACCCTTGCATGTCGAACGTTGAACCAAGTCCAGACGCGGCCGTTTAAAGCCAGCCTGAAGACGATTTTTCATGCTGTGCATTCTCCTCTGTAATAAATTCGTCGATGGGGCTGCGCGCCTTGCGTGGCTTGGCTTGCGGCCCGTTGTGAGAAATTGCGGATTGCACGTCTGTCAACTTGTGAATGGCTGCGAAGCCGATC